AGTATCACTCCTTTACTCTGCAAACATCCAGTCATCAGCCAACATATCTGCCTGAGATGCTAACCATCCCATTTGCACCCCGCTTGTTCCTACAAATGCGATTGCCTTATTTCCAATGGCTTCGTGATCGCAGTTTACAATATCTCCATCTGCAGACTTATATGAAATTCCTGTTGCCAGCTGGATATACTGTTTTTTTCCATTCCATCCTTTACGTGCTACTTTCAATCCCCTTTTAAGATATCGAATGGCATCTGCGAATGAAAATGTTGATTCTCCTCCGAGTACTGGGCAATTATTTTCATCTGCAGTTATCCATTCATCAGACTGCATGTTAAGAAGTGTGTACTCTACGCGTTTTGTTTCCCTGATATCTAAAATATCTCCTTCGTCTCCATCCTTAGGCCGACATTTAATCATAACTGTTTCTTTTTTCGGATCCCAATACCAATAACCTCCCCATCCCGGAAGTTTTACCTTGGCTCCGCTTTTCATTGCTTCAAAAGCTTCTCTGAATTTCATTTTCTTATGCTCCTTCATTTACCTGAAAACAGATATTTTTCCATTTCTTGTAGGCATCAAAATACAATTCATGCTTGTCTCCATTGTATGTCAGTTCATAATACATCCCATCTGACACATTGGTGCTGAGCAATGCCTTGTTATTCTGCAAAGTCTTGCAGGACCACACAACAAACACATCATTTTCGCTGATCTGTTTCTGATCAGTTTTGTCCACATTTTCATTGAAATAATCGACCACATGTTTCTTACACAGAACAATAAATTCTTCATTTCCCATGATATTTTCCTCTTTTTTATAATATGAAGAAAGTCCCAGGGATTATCCCTAGGACTTGTGCCGGCACAAAGTTGTGATGTCACAACCTGCAGCCATAACCCTGACTGCCGGGAGATATCCGGATCACCTCCTATTCGTCTTTTCCAGCCTGTTTCACGATCTGATTTACATAAGTAGATAATCCTGCCACAAGAATCCCCTGTGTGATCGCGGTAAACACGGCCAAGGCAATATCCTGGCTGCCAGTGCATACACAGGTGGCAAATACATAGATGGCACAGATCACAATGCCAACAGCGCCATTGATCAACGGAATGTATTTGTCTTTCACCGTCTCACTCTGCTTCAGCCATGCGCCAATAAAATACAGTACCACTGCCACTACCAGTAATTCCGGTTTTACATAATCTTTTACCTGCATATCGAATCCTCCTTCTGATTTTCCAGATCCGCAATCCGGTGATTCGCCACCTTGATCTGCTCTTCCATCACCGCCTGCGTCTCCTCTAGTTTATATGTACGCTCAATCACTGTATTATGTTTATCCACTTTTTTCTCCAGCTGCTCTATCCGGTAGGCGGTCAGCTTGGCTGATGCAACCACACCGGCCAAGCTGCCTATTGCGCTGCCGCACAGACCGACCAGAGCTACTGCTATCTCTGTCGGCATCCTATTCCTCCTCCGTAATCAGGTCTTCGCATTCCAGATCAATCAGGATCTGTTTAACCTGCGGTTTGATTTTGTCCGGGACCTGCGCATATGTCTTTTTGCCCTTAACAATTAAAGTTGCATAAATAACTGCCATATCGTTCACCTCCTTCCTCAGTACTAAAAAAAGCAGCAGCCTAAGCATTTAACAGTGCCTCGACTTCTGCTCTGAGTTTCTCTGGTACATCATCGATTGTTTTCCGACCTTTGCGAATAAGATCCGCATACACCATTGCCATTACACCTCACCTCCTTCTTTCGCTGTCAGTGCTTCGTATACTTCACAGATGGCTAACTGTGTGTTGGTAACCTCGTCTTCTAGTTCGAGCTTACTCTCATACTGCTCACAAAGAGCCATCTGAGTTTCAGTCAACTGAGAATCAAGTTTCTCGATGACAGTGTTTGCTTCTTTCAATTCTTTCTGTAATCTTCCGATATCCGACTCCGGGACATAATCGAATACAGGTTTCGGGTTCTTTGCATCTGTCACATCAATGTGATTCAGTACTGCTCCATCTGGGATATCAACGAAAATCGCAGTCAAACCCTGTGGAACGGTTGTCTCACCGTATGAGATGTTCCAAATACGCCCTGTTGCGTCATAAATAACTAATGCGTTCATTTGTGTACTCCTTTCGATTAGTATTTAGATAAGTAGATCTCGTTAATCTTGCTGTCAACCGTTACCTCAGCACTAGTACTACCTCTAACGGTGGAAAAATTAACCCAAAGGTAAGCCCATTTTTGTACGTTAGCTAACGGTATCGTAACCAATGTCCATGTTTTATCTGGCAATTCAGACACACCACCCGGTTGTTTACCAGCGTCGTCACTCGGGTTATCAAGGAATTTGGCACCAACACTAGTGACTCCATAATGACTTTTTTGTCCGTATACGTTCATTTTTAAATATTTATAACCACTGAAATTTATTGATGATTTAGTTACTCCGATACGGTATGTATTATTTTGAGTGAACGTAATAGTTCCTCCGGAATCTACAGGAGCTACATTAGCCTTATAACCTGTAAAACCCGGAGTTGTCATATTGGACCACGTTCCATGATTGTAAATCCACAACTTATCATCCACATATCCTTGAAAGGTTCCTGTTACTTTCTTTCCGTAAAAATCAACGGTCACACCTTTTTTAATTACGTTTGCAGACGGCAGTGTGAATGCTGGAATAATAATATCCCCTGTCATTTTCTTCTCAGCACAAGAAATTCTCTGCTGACTGGTTGACGGGGTATAAGTTCCACCGCTCATGGTCTGCATCGTACCGGACAAAGGATTTCCGTCTTTATCGACAATCACTTTCCCGGCTAATACATCCTTTGCTTCCGCAGTGATAACATCCAGATCTGCTCCACCGCCTCCACCAGGCATCCAGATTCTTCCCATTGACTACACCCCCTTGAGTCCGATTGTAATATCGGTAGTCGGTTTCTTATATACCTTGAAAGTGACACTGCCGTCAGCTGTTGTGCCAGTTCCAGAAGTAATAATTCCATATGCTTTGCTGTAGGCTTTCTGCACTTCCTCAGATGCCCCGTCTTCCAACATGCTTACTACGATAGGGGAATCATCAGCCTTAACCCCTTCTATCATTACGGTCTGGGCATAAGGGGCAAAATCACCCGTCCACCCGGTAGCGGTCAGTGTTACCGGTGTAACGTGATTTATCTGATTGATGGCAGCGTTTGTGCTGTTGATGTCCTTTGCCGCAAACCGATCCCCTTCCTGTGTGTATTTAGTTGTGTCAAGTATTCCGGAGCTTCCGTCTGCGTTCTGGGTAATGCGATATGTCTTCGAACCCTCGTATATCGGATCTTTATAATCCTCTTTCAATCGCATCTAATTCGCCTCCATTCAGTGTAAAATTCAGATATCTTCTTCCGTTTATCGCTCCCTGGATATTGCTATAAATCAATCCGCAGGCCTCTTCAATTCGGTTCAATTCCTTCCAGTCTATAAATGGCTGGTTATCGTAGAACGTTTTTCGTTCTCCGGTCTCAAACGGGAACGTTCCGGAACAGATATTGTCGATGTTCGACTCAAATCGGTTGATTTCATCTGTATAAAAGCCATAATCCGCATAGGTTTTATCTTCACCCATCTCCTCGAATCGGAAATCCGGCCAGAGGGAAAGTGCCTGCTGCCGGATCTCGTTCAGATTTCCCTTTATGCGGTTATAGTCCCCCACATTAAAGAAATCATCCTGTTTCCAGTTTGTTTTTGGTTCTACCCACATGAGTCATATCCCTCCTTGCTTTTATAGTCCCAGACAGAGCCCCATTAAACTTAAGAGTGTGTTCATAAATCCTCAGCAGTAAATCCGGAACATATTTATTTTCAAGAAATGCGATATCATTCGCATCAATCCTGGGTTCTCCCCGATATGTCAGATCGTATTCTCTATCGGAACGGAGATAGTCTCCGATCCACTCTGCCAAATCAGCGGCCAGAGCACTGCTTGATACCAGTGGATTTTCCCACATCTCAACTGTACCGGATACGTTTAATTCTTTTCTCGTGACCGTCTGTGTCGTACTGAATTCAGATCCAGTCACAACAACCTCTGTTCCGGATGCAGCTTCAACTGTCACATAATACGCACTACTATCAATGATCGGGATCGAAACACCGTCCGCTGTCTCCGCTACATACCCATGTGATGGTGCATTCAAATAAAATGTATGTCTGCTTTCGCCATCCGGAACTATTTCTTTTGCCAGCTGACGTAATTCTGTTCCTTCCGTGTAAATCGTTCTGATCACCTGCAGTTCTTTCACTTTAGACAGCTGCGTTCCTTTTGGGGTTTTGGTCAGCTCTGCACCATATGAAAGTTCATAATCAGTGCTGTCTCCAAAAGTGACTCTCTGAAGCGAAACTCTTGCCTGGGGAGCTCCTTCCAAAAACTCCATTTCAAGGCGATTCATCTCTGGGAATTCATGACTGAGCGCAAAAACATCTGAGCTGATATTTGTTACAAAGTCTTCCTGCAGCTCACCGCCCAGGTAGCTGTGAAATATCATTTTCAGCGGATGGTTGCGACCAAATTCTAATGTGATTCCAAAGCATTTATAGGATGATTCCATATCAATCCACACCTTGGGAGGCTCTTCATATATTCCACCCTCGTCTGACACGCAATCAGACACATATCCGACTTCCAGAAAATCTCCGGACCTCGGAAGGAAAAACTGAGTCGCTGATACATCTGTATGATCTTTTTCTGTCGTCGCATATACCTGCTTATCGGTCTTCTCGAGTATAGATGCCACTCTCGAAAAATAAGTCTCATCGGAAGAACCTGCCTCCATATCTGGGATAAAACTAGATTTCATGACAATATTTCCGCTTCGGTTTTGATATAAGATGCACCTTCCGGCATTCGCAATCAACTGCAGTGCTTCCCGATGCGAAACTACCGGCATCGGGTTATACACTTTTACATTCTTCAGATAATCGTCCAGCCAGTATTCTCTTGAATCAACTCCTGCATCATTCAAAACATCCACCGCCAGGTCGTAAAGACTGATTCCCTCCGAACTGTACTTTCCCCGTCTATAGAGTTCTCCCAGATCCTCAAATCTATCAGAGGCTGAGAAACTCATTTCGTCATCATCCGCTGACCACTCACGCAAAAACGCCCTGGCTCCCGGAATCCATTCAATTCTTTTATCGTCTAATTCCTGGCCATACAGTATTTCCACTGCCTGCCCAGGTTCCAAAAAGTTCAGTGTACTCTCTGCGTTTTCCACATCATAGGCCCGGTCCTTGTTCTCAATCGTAAGCTGAAAATCTAACGTAGGAAGTTCTTCTGATATAGGCGAGATGTGTTCTTTCTTACTGGCGGTCTTTATTTTTTTATTATCGAAATAAATACCTATTCCCATTGTAATCTGGTAAATCCGAAGTCTCCCTTGTCCATTTACCATTCGCTTAGGAACGAAGCGAAGGAATGTTGCATCTGAAAAAATCTCATCTGTTATAAAGACAACGTCGGAGTTATTTTGTATATTCACAGTTCCGGAATCAGACTCGATGGAAAAATCAACCGGATAAGCTTTCCCAAAATCTACGGTCAATCCCTTTATATCATAAGCAACCGGAAATCTTATCTCTGCCACTCCTAACGGTTGAGCCGTAACAATTCCGGCATTTAAGACTACGTCCTCCCGTTTTCTTGGAAGGAAATATACAGTTCCGTCTGCAGGTGTATAGTCCTGGTCACATACCGCATACAGCTCCTCCACCCTGTAATTATCAAGCGGCCTCTTTAAGTCGCTATAATATGCATAGTTTCCGGATTCAAGAACGCTTGCAGATGCCTGGGCCTCCTGGTTTACCACGCCGATGGTCACACGAAGCAGATTTAAGCCGTCACGATACTTCTGGCGCATCTCCTTTTTATATTCTGCACTTGCTGAATACACTACTCCATCACCCCGCAATCTATCAGGTTCACTTTGCAGTCTTTATACATAGTTGGAAGTCCGTTTTTGTCAAACTCTACCGGAGTTGCCGTTCGATTTCCTGGATACATCCGGATGGTCTTCCAGGTATTGTTCACCATATCCGGAATTCTTGCCGTTACCACGAACTTTTCAAACTCCTTCAGTATCTCGGACCACGTATCCGCAGGCAGGATTTTCCATTGCAGACCGTCGATTTTATACTGATCTCGCCCGACCCGCTGACCCACAAACTCGCCCAGGGCATTCTTTCCATCCGAGACATTCGTTGCCACTACAAAGCCCGCTCCGATATCAGGGGCGGGAAATTCCCGCCCGTTAATTGTGATTACAGCCATCTTCCCACCTCCTTACGTGGTCCGAAGTGTATATCCGGATCTCTTTTCCAATTCTGTCAGTTTCTTCCGGATCTCCCGGATATCGATATTAACCGTCAAATCCATACTCTCAATCAGGTGGATAATCTGTTTCAGCAAGTCAATCATGGTGGACAGGTACTGTGCATTCATGTCAGGTTCTTTTGAAGCAAGGGCAGATGCTCTCGAAGCTATATCCAGAATGCGTTCCTCCTGACTATATGGTGCACTGCCGACAGAGGCCAGAGGCGGAGCTGCATTCCTTGCCACCTGGGCCACTGTATTTACAAGAGGCGCAAGGCAGGAACTCATGCCGCGCTGGACAGCCTGGGTAATACCCTGGGTGATCTGCTGGTTGTTCGCAACCGCTGCCCTGCCTCCCCAGGTTCCAACCATCTCGGGGCCATTTTCATTTGCAATAAAGAGATTTCCTGATTTCGGGAAACCACCGCTCGCATGGGCCCTGATTTCTCTTGCCGGTCCGGTGGCAGTGCTCGACTTTTTCCTCTTTTTCGAAGATCCCTTTTCATCATCGTCATCATCATCGTCGGCCTCTTTTGACTTCTTGAAGATGTTCTTCACAGTATTGCAAACACTATCCCAGATCTCTGTGACATATTGAACGATTCCGCTAAGCCATGAAGTAATTTCTTCCCACACGTCCTTCAAACCGTCCCAGAGTTTATTCATGACACCCTTGCCGACTTCTACCATTTCCTCGATATTGAAAACGGCTTTGATTTTCTGCCAGATGTCGGAAAACCACTCGTAGATAGCATTCCACTTTTCTTCGATTGTTGCCTTTACCGCATCCCAGATTTCCGAAAGCTTATCCCTGAGTTCTCCAAACAAAGTACCCGCTAAGTCTTTAATCGCCCTCCAGAGAGCTGAGGCAAATGCTTTGATGTTATTCCAGATGGATTCCCACACTGCTTTTATCGACGCCAAAACGCCGCCCAGTGTGCGCAGCATTTGATCAAGAATAAGTGTGAAAACAGATTTAATTATCTCCCAGATTCCGCTGAAAATACTCTTGATGCCATCCCAGGCCATGCTCCAGTTGCCTGTAAAAACCCCTGTAATAAAATTCAGGAGACCGTTGAGTGCCCCCATGACACCGTCCAAAACACCAACAGCACAATCCAAGAAATCAAAGAAAGCATCAGAAATCAACTGCAGAGCCGTACCGGCAAGAGGCGCAAGGGTATCAACAACCCATGCTATAAATGGACGAAGCAAGTTTTCCCACAATACCCGGAGCCAGTCGATTATCGTTCCGATAAACTCTCCGATTTTCTGCATAAATGGCTGAATCTCAACCAGAAGATCGGCCAATCTGTCGGCGGCTGATTGCAACACCGGAAGAATGTACGCATTAAACGCATTCAAGAGATGACCAGCTATATCCGAAATACCATTTTTCACACTGGCAATCAGCGGAGAAATATGCGTTTCATATAACTCAACTACCGTATCGACAAACGCAGAAATCAGCTCGCTGATAGCTCCTGTTACTGTCTGAACCACTTCCAGCAAGCCGTCTAAGGCCTCTTTAATCAGGTCGGCATTATCAGTGAATGGGCTTAGAAGCAAATCCAGAATATCGGTTTTGAATGCGAAAGCCAGCTGCGTTGATCCCATAAAGGCATCCGCATAAATCGCTATAATATCCGCGGTAATCTGTTTGGCCACAGGACTGCGAAAAACCGTAGATACTTCCGCAAGAGCCTTTGCAAAATTTCCGCAAATCGAAGCCATATCCCCACCGATATCAAACATGGCAATCAGGTATTTCTTAATTCTGCCGGAATTTTGCTGCAGGTAAAGGTCAACTCCACCGAGAAGATTATCTGCAATCGTAGCTCCTATACTGGCTACCGAACCGGATGCCTGACCCATCGAATAGGCTAATTTATTGGCAAAATCAAGAGCGGCTGTCTGCACATCCTTGTCAGAAAAAACATCTTTTATGCTTTTCTTGATAGAATCAATGCTTGCCTGGATGGAATCAAATACCGTTGTGTCTCCAAAGGCATCCCAGAAACCAGAGGAGAATGAGCTTTTCAGCTGATTTAAAAGTTCGGCAATCTTTTTGAGTTTCTCGCTTACGATATCCTCATCATCCGGAAGGGTGCCCATGTCGAAATCATCCGCGTCATAGCCACCACCCCCGCCAGAACCGCCAGAGCCTCCGCCTCCACTTTTGCTCGGTGCGCTGATGATATTCAGCTCATCAATTCCCGTAGATACTCCTTTGAGGTCCTTGGCTGACTTTTTGGCTGCACCTCCGGCTCCGGATGCGGCCGTCCCTGCCTTATCCGCTGATTTCGCAAGAGACTCCATGCCTGCTGCCGCGGCCGATACTCCACCGCCAGACCTTTTTTTGCCAGTAATAAGCTCAGTAAATGCCCTGAATGCGTTTGCAAGGCTCATCAGCTTTCCGATAATCGTGTTGATCACGTGGATGACCGGAGACAGTACATTGATAAGTCCCTGGCCAATCGTAGCCTTTAAGCTCTCAAACTGCAGCTGCAGAATGCGCACCTGGTTTGCCCAACCGTCCGAAGTTCTGGAAAAGTCTCCTGCTGCCGTTGCCAGCTGATTCTGCACGAACTGATACCGCAGGGCAACCTTCTCCATCTCCGACATGTTTGCAGTAGTCTTACCGAAACCATTGGCTAAAGCATAGCTGTCAAGCGCTGCCTGAGTCATGACGATACCGAGGTCTTTAAGGCTTTCCGTCTCGCCCGTGAATACAGACTTCAACTTTGTGTAAGCCTCATCCTGGCTGATGTTATAAAATGATGCCACATCACCGGACAGGCCGGTCAGAGCCGTAGACATGTCATAGGCTGCCTTTTCCCCGAAGCCAAATGCTTTTGCCATTGCTCCAAAAGTACCTGCAAAGCGTTTTGTCATCGTTTCTGATAAACCAAACTGCTTTGCTGCATTCTGGGCAAACTGGTTGATCTGCCCAGACATGTGCGGAAAAGTCACATCCACCACGTTCTGGACTTCAGACAAATCAGAGCCAAGCTCAATACAGGACTTGCCAAAATCAACCAACTTCTTTATGGCAAATGCCCCAGCAAGGGCAGCACCTGCTTTTTTTGCCAGGCTCTGAATGCCGGTCATCTGCTTTTCAAAATCGTTTTTATTCACGACCAGGTCTAGCCCGATCTGGCCAACACTATCATTGCTTTCCTTTGCCATCTATTTCACCTGCCTTTGTAGTAAGACAGGCACATCGGCACAGCGTCTTAGATTCTCAGTTCAAATATTTTTCTACACTCTTTGTTCTTGCATTTAAAAAAGATGCCTTTACATACGGCATCCTCTGCTTGATTCGCATTAACCGGATGCCCACAGTAGGGGCACCGGACTTTTTTAGGTTTTATCTTTTCAATCTCAACCACCTCCACATAAAGCGGACATCATCCGTTCCAGTTCCGCCATCTGCTGGTCGTAGTCTTCGGCTGTCATGCGTTCGGCTCTCCTGATTCTCCAGGCATCGTGTATTCGCTTTTGGTCCTTCGTAAAGTGTTTTAGGATATCTTCATCCGTTTCAGACCGGATCGCCACCACTCGCCCAAGCGGAGTATCCGGAGACAAGCCGGACAGAAGGGAGCGGAACTCATCCCAGCTGACCGACTCAAATTCTTTTGTCCGGATTCGTAACCCGTACTGCGTCAGAAAACTGGAAATTATCAAATCCCAGTCCTCAAATAGATCGTAGTACGGGTCAACGCTCCCCCTGTGATACCCCTCCTGTAACCAGAGAAACGGCTTCCTGGATGATGATCACCATATCTCCGAATGAAGGTTTTAATGCTTCAATCTCTTTTTTTGCCTTTTCCGAGAAAATCAGATTGTATGCCCCGAGAATCTCATCGATTCCCGGCTCCTTATTTCCAAGAAGGCTCATAACCTTCAGTAAGGTAGGAGCATCCGCATTTATTTCCAGTTTCTTACCCTTAACTACCAGTGTTGGATTTTCATCAAAGCTCAGTTTATCTGTGATATCTACTACTCTTGCCATTTTTTCTTCCTCCTGTTTATGCTGCTGCCGGTGTAAAAGTTGGTTTACCCTTACATTTGACTTCGAACTCTAATGCATCAACGTTTGTGCTGTCTCCGCCTGCCGGAGTTGTCACGTTAATGATTGCCGTAAAAGATACTTTTGCACCAGACGGCATCTCCCACTCAAATGGAGCAACTACATCGTTACCGGATTTCCACGCAAGACCAGCAATAAAGTCATTACCCGGATCGCCATAAGTACGCTTACCCTGGAAAGAAAAGCTAAGTTTTTTACTAGTCATCATGGCATCGCCCCAGCCTTCTGCCTCCATCGGGTTCCACTCCTCGATCCCGCCCTCGATAGACGGTGCGAAGTTGGTAAGATTCGCAATCACCGTAGTCGCAGATTCACTGTTATCGATACCGACTTTAAATTTATTGTTATTTACCGGATATACTGTTCCTGCTGCCATATATTCGTCCTCACTTTCTTCGATAAATCAAATCCAGCCAAATCACGTATTCATATACCCCATTGTCATCCGTACCAACGTCCTGTGGTTCTGGTACCATTAGTCTCAGATAATCAATGTGGGTTTCTCCTATGTCCAGGCTGGATATGTGTTCAAATTTCTCATACAGCTCATATGCTGCTTTTTCACTCTCTGACTTGCTTCGGTTCCAGTGGACCAAAAGTGAAAGCCGTCTGACTCCGTAGGTGGTGCACTCCAGGCCGCCAAGCGCGATCTCCGGAGGGCCGGAGCCATTTCTCGCATATACACCTATTGACTTCTGCTGTTTGTTGTCCAGCTTCCCGATGTATACATGCTCATCCGTGGCCACTCTAAATGATGCAATCCACTCTCTGATCGCCGCAATTGTCAGCATTACACATCACCCACTTCCTTATAAAATCTCTTGAATGCATTGGGGGCAAAGTCCGCTTTTGCTCCGCCCGGCAGCCAATCCTCATACCATTTTCCTTTTGCATTCGGGTTTTCCTTTGTCTGGAAATTATACTCCGGATGGTAATACAGCCTTCTGGCATATGGTGTGGATGAAACAAGGCTGACTTTACCGGATGATGATTCAGAATAATCCACAAAGGTGCTCTCATTCTGCAGGTTTCCTGTATCAAACGGGAGCACCTGCGCCTGTACAACTTCTGTATGCAGTGCCTCGCCCGTCATCTCCAGTGACTTCACTGCTGCCTGTGTCAGCTCTTTAATACGAGGCATATTTAACTTTACAGTTGATTTAACCTGCATCAGATCACCTCCAGGCTACAGTAATTTACCGTGCCATCCGGGTTCCGGTTCTTACAGCCCTGCTCAATTCGTCTCTCTTCACCAAATACCATGATGGTTCCCCCACTGAGAGACGGCATCTGCGGTGCGATGTCTCCCGGAAAGAGGGCCGTTCCTGTAATCTGGATCAGCTTTTTCTCAGCTGTCAGAATTGCCTTTGCTTTATCCTGCCAATTACAAAGCAAATCAACATCCAGGGAGTATTTTGGTTCCCCAAGATTGCTGAGTTCTTCTGATTCCAAATGTACGTGCACAGGTGTCTTACAGAGGCGCTTTGGTACTAAGCATGGATATTTCATAGCTTCACCTCGCTAACCGGCAGCACAGGCCTGTCTGACACAGCAGGGAGTATGTATCGCGTTTCATGGCTATGCCCTTATCCGTAAATACGTTCCAGGAGCTGCCGAATTGTGCCGATACTCCGTTAATGCTGTACCCCTGCAGGATGGTGTTGATTTCGTCAGCGTTCTCTGCTTCAAAATCTGCCTGCTGGCATACAACTTCCCGAATTATGTCCTGCTGAAACTGTGTTAGATTAGAAAATCCCTGACCTACAATCCGGTTGTAAGTCAGGGAATCAATGTGGCGGGAGGCCTGGCGGAGAGCTTTTAAAAGCTCATCCTCAGGCACGGTGTTGCCGGCATACTCTGTCAGATAATATTCGGTGGTTACATACGGCTCATAGGCCATAAGATCACCTCCAATCAGGCCCCAAACTCTGCTGTATCCACGTCAACAAATACACTGTCCACCTTATTATCTTTGCCATTCGGGAATACAAACACATCAGACAAGGAACGGTTCTGATACAAATAGCCATCACCTTCCGTATGCGCGCCAGGCTCGAAATAATAGATACTGGAGATTTTCGGAACGGTCTTACAGGTCTGACCGCAGGCAACCAGAACATTAATCTTGTGTGCGCCTGCCTTTGCGGTACCGGAAGCCACTTTTTTCTGCGGCTCAAAACCACCTGCTTCCGGCTCCCAGTCAAATGCATCATAGAATCTCTCGTCATCCACAACTTCCATGACTGCCACACCATCAATGTCAGTAACACGGGTCTCGATGCCAATACCGCCCTCTGCGATCTGGGTCAGTTCAATCTTTCTGGTAAACTCTGTGGACTGCTCCAGCGCATCCATGATAGCACTGGAAACATACATCACAAGGCTTCCATTTGCTTTGTATCTTCTCAGCTTGCCTTTTGCCAGGATATCTTTCAACATTCCGAAGACCTTTGCTTTAGTATAGGCCGCAATCGCAGTAGTAGAATGATAACCCTCTTCTTTCTGAGCTGCCTGAGCAACCTTAGAGAAGAACAGTGCATCCGTCTCCGGCACTACCTGAGTCTGTTCAAAGGTTCTGGAGATATTCTGGATAGATGCTGTTGCGTTCGTCTCATCCACATCCGCTTTATCTACCAGGAAGGAAATATCGCGGTCATGAGTAACTGTAAACGGCACATCTTTCTGCACGTAATTACCTTTATTCCATCCGCCATTGCGATTATGATTCTTGTATCCGGATGTGGACATCTGGGTAAAATGGAAGGTTTTGGCATCCAGCCATCTTACGTTAGTAGTTACAAATGGGGACGTTAATGTTCCCTGCATAAGGATTTCTAAAAGTTCCGGCTCCCATACCTGGGCATAGTTTAAATTCGGCATATATTCACCTTATCCTTTCTTAGTTGTTGAAGCGGTTCCAACGTTTAGTCGGTACGCTCGTCTGCGGTGTCTGTGTTCCTGGCTGAGGCTCTCCGATGGTTCCACTAGATGCCCCAACTTGCACGAAACCCGTAGCCCCTGCCTGAGGTTTCAGTCCTGGAACGTCTTCCAGAACCTTATTGATGGCAGCTTTTAAAGCCTCACCGTTGATTTTTCCATCCTGCCCGATAACCTGGCTCAGATCTGCCATTTTCAGGACATATGGAATCGTTTTAGAATCAATCCCCAGTTCAACTGCCGCCAGCACTCCGGCACTCTGAATCTGGGCCTCCTGAGCCGCTGTCTGCGCCTTAGCAAGCTGTGACTGCATAGCACCTACATCTGGCTGATTCTTTGCTTTCTCAGCCTTAAAAGCTGCGATTGCCTGTTCAACCTCCTCCTGGCTAAGCCCCTGCTGTTTAAAATAGGCTTTCAATGCCGTATCTTCCTTAGCAGCCAGAGTACCATCCAACATCTGCTGAATCTTTCCATAGTCAATTGTCGGCGGTGTCGGCTGTGGTTCTGGCGGTGTTGGCTGTGGCTCCGGTGGTGTCGGATTACCAGGTTCAGCAAAAAGCTGTAAGTTCATCGGGAATTTCTTTCTCATGTCTTCGTGCTCCTTTCCATTTATGAGAGTGTCTCTCTTGTTACCTGTCCATTTTCATCGGTGTCACCGGCCGCGCAGAGTTTAGAGCCATACTCGCGTTTGGGCATAAAAATAACACCCAGATCCTGCCTGCGTGCTATACTTGTCTTATGCAAAATAAAATGAGGTGAAACTTATGTATCTTTCCAAACGTTCCCGCAAACTGCTCAAAGCGGCTTCCAGGACTGCCCCGACCATTCAGGGAAAATATCATTCCGGAATTGAACTCGCCCGGAATTTCCACATCTGTGATGACGGTGAAGCTGTTCTGATCATCAAAGATCTTGAAAACAATGGCTTAGTTAAAGTTCCTTATGACACCTGTCCGGAACTGTTTTACTTAACTGAGCCTGGAAGATCATATGGTACATTTTGCTTTCATGAATTCATGGAATTTTTTAAATGCTCTATTATATGCCCTATTATCGTAACCATCATTACAGAGGCAATAATGCATGTAGTACCAGTACTGTTACAAATGATACTATCACTGGAACGATAAATTCATAGAAGCCCTGATTCATATCCCCACCTCCTGCGTGCTTACTGCTCGATCTTATTACATTTGGTACAACGTCTTACGCAACCGCCATACGGACCGGAAGCCCGGCTCCAATGCTTGCGGTAGTGGTGGCAGTATTCTTTCTTTTTGAAGAACCTCTGCCTGATCCATGATATAAGCCCCATACGATCCCCTTCTTTCATTTGCGACGTCGCAATTATGCTTCATAGATCACGTCTAACCCATAGGCTACCGCTGCATCATGCTCAATCCTGCACCCTCTGGCATTTTCCCAACCCTTACAGAAATAAGCTGCATGACAAAGGGACATATTTTCCAGACTTTTAGCAAGAAAGCAAAGAGGAATCTGTACCACTCCACGTTCTTTCATCTTTTCATTGCTGTACCATTCATCAGTAAACAACGTATTCACAATTTCATAGCCTTTGGCTTCCAGTGCCTTGATTGCCTGTTCCCTGGTTGTAATAATCTCCTCATCTGTTTTCCCGGCCATTGGCTGACTAAGCATTGCTTTCTTCATCTTCTTATCCTCTCTTTCTTAAAAATGGGTTTTAACTTGCAATCTTAAGCATATTATTGTAAAATACACATAAGATATCTTAATAAGAGCTATTCACAGTACCCATAATCCGTAAGGATTGTACAGCCGAATAGCTCTTATTTTTTATTTCTTTCATATACGCCAATCATTTGACCATCTTTATACAATCCGATTCTGTCAATAAATGTAAGATGCGTTGATTTAAACAAATTGTTTACCTGTTTCTTAATTTCATCCAGTTCCAATGGACATTCCGAGATATCAAAAATAAAACAGCTTGCTTGATGCTTTTTCTTTTTTACAGCATTGTAAAGTACATTCTTTCCTGCTGTACTTACCGTTTTAAGATCCCATCCTATTCCATCTATTTGGAAATCAGGTGTTGAAATTCCTTGTGGATATGTAACTCTTGGAACCATCTGAACACTTTTTCCATATAACTGTGCTATATTTTCAGCGACATTCCGTTCATGTTCTGAATAATCCAACACAATCTTCTTTCCATCAACTTTGTAAACTGTTTCGCCTACAGAATACTCTCCCAAATCAACAATCTTGCCTGTTTCAACCTTTTTAGTCCATTCCTCGGTAATTTCATTCGGGATTTCCAAAATCTTCTCTTTCCTCTTCTGTTCTGAGTAATCACTCCCGTCTTCATTTCCAGTACCGACTCTTACACCTTTCCACTCAGCAGCTTTTCTACCATAAATCTGCTTATTTTCCCAGTCCAACGAATATTCAGCCAACCGACCATACTTTTCCACCTGGCGCTCTGCATACTGCTGCCTAGATTCTTGCTGGTTCTGAAGCCCAACCGCTTCCAGTTCTTCTTTAGTCCAAGTATCATCTGCTGTAGAAACACCTGGAAAATATGTAGTATGGCTGTCCTTGCATCTTGGATGATAAAGACCCTGACTGATCGCATAACTCATCAGAGGATATTTCTTCCCGGTCTCTGGATCCACGCCATCACTCCGACCACCGCTCCACACATCATCGATCAGGACCTTACCGACAAAGGGGAGGCACTTGGGACATGGATTTCCGCGCTTTGCCATGATGACCGTGGAGATTCCCCATTCCTTGCGCTTTTCTCCCTCACCCTGCAAATAGGCTCTCTTGGATGCTGTTCGGATCGCCATGTCTGCATAGTCCGGGAGCGTGTGCCTGGCTCCATTGGCATATTCTACGCACTTGAGGCCATTGGCTGCCATGTCCCGGACAGCCATGTCCACTGCCTTTTCATAGGTTCCTGCCCCTGCGTTCGCATATACCTGGGCACTGTAGATGGCTTTTCTGTAGGCATCGTTTGCCCTCCTGAGAATTGCCACCTCAGCTTTTTGCATATCCGAAGTCGTTGCCTGTTGAAGTGCTTCCAGTTTTCGGTCATTCACCTCGAAGAACTTTCCAGATACTCCTTTTTGCACTCTTTTAGGCGTGTAGCCTTTTTTAATGCCTTCCAGGATCCGGATCTCCTGCTCCATGTTGCCTCTGTCACGCATTTCTCCAATCAGAACTTTGATTTGCTTATTAATGTCCTGGAACTGCTTTTTATATTTCTTCTGGTTTTCCCGCTTATAGCGGTCCAGGTTCTTAAGCTGTTCCACCTGCCAGGCGCTCCACTCGAACCCCTCTTCGGTCTCTTTGGCCCGGTGGCGATCCATGTTCCGGATGATTGAGGCAATCAGTTCGTTCTCAATCCTTGCAAATGCTTTCGTGATGTCATACTCGTCAGCCATTTGTATCACCTGCGGACGCATCAGCCGCCGTTTCTTCGCCTTTTATTCGGTTACTGTACACTTTATAGCCTGCGTTCTTAAACTGCCGTACAAGCGCTTTTAGCTGTGTCGCGCTCTCACATTTATCACAACGCGGCTCTGCATAGTCTTTCTTCTCAACCGCATAGATTCCGAACGGCACCTGCTCACTGGCCACCTGCAGCAGTCCCTGGTACTCCTTCCGGCTCATCCGGTAAAGTCGGTTCGCTACCTTCACCTGCATTTCTTTCACCTCTCAGATTGACGTCAAAAATACCAGCAGCCATATTGACTCCCGGTTCTTCTACCTCTGCAATTCCCTGTTCCGCTTTCAGTCGGGCGATTTCCTCCTGTTTCCACTGCTCATCCCTGGAATCTCCGTACAGCTCTTCCACCTGAGCTTCCACGCTCATCAGAGCAGCTCCTGGTCTCGCTTTCGACAAGGTCTCCACCTGGCTTTCAAAGGATGGGTTCGCATACTCTCCAAACGGGATATCAACCTTTACTTCTTCGACCGGCCGACCAATCAAGATATTATAGGCATTTACAGTGGCACTAACTATTTCCGGAAGTGTCTCCTGAAGAGCCTCTATGATAGCATTTCTGGTATAAAGGGTCGTCTTCTCTTTCTCCCTCTGTGCTTCTGCATTATCCAGCTTCTTGGTATCAATTCCCAATGTACTTGGACTAATGATTCCTTGCAGACACAGGTCCAGGGCTGTGATATAAGACGCAAGATAGCCATCATGAGGAATTACCGGTTGCTCTGTGGTGATCTGGTTCTTTCCATCCTCTGCCATATTGTCATTCCCGGCGATATAGCGGTTATCGAATGCGTTCGGTTTCAGCAGCATGCCATTCTGTGGGTCGCGCGGCACAAAAGCCTCCGGAATGAATGTTCTGGCTCTTCCGGCCCTGAGTGCATCCATCCACTGGGACCACGTCTCGTCAAACGCATCGAAACTGTCCAGTTTTCCATCAAAGATTGAGCCTCCACGACCTTTCCACTTCGCTGATTCATACACCTTTATCGGCACAGCCAGAATTATTTTTCTGTCAAAAGTGAAATTCTGCAGATTCTTTGTTTCTTCCAACGCACTCAAATCAACTGGCTTCTCATCCTGATACAGTTCGTTGATGATATAGCCGTACCCATAGCGCTCGTTAAGTACATACCGCTTTCCTTTAGCCTCATATGATTTTTTAAAAATTACTTCTCTTAATCGGCCTCTCTGGCGGATTAGCTCTATTTGTTCCCCTGGATACCACTCCAAGATGGGGTACTGGCTTACAGATGTATCAATTGTTACCTTGTAGGCTCCATCTCCGATATAGAGCGCCTCTTTTAAAGCCTCCTCGAATCCCTTCCGGAACTTGTTTTCCTGCTCGATCTCTTTCCAGAGCTGTTCCTGAGCGCCATTCTCAAACTCAAAGTCATTCATGTCAGACAGAACAACAGAAGAAAGAACACGCACAATCAGCCCAGGAAGACCTGTATGGATCTTTCTCATTTCCATTCCCGGGCTGCATCTGGAGGCCCAGAACTTATATCTATCTACCATCTCCGGACTCTGCTGATACATCTGCTCTAATTCGTTTCCATCTCCGCGATACCAGATACGGTTTCTTATGGCCGATAACTCATAGTCCATTACCTCCTGGATTCGAATTGCTGTCGGGCTGGCCCCTTGGACATTCAGCCAGCTCCGTATTCCTCTTTTCACGCTCTCGCTCAAATTTGATATCCACCTCACTTTTATGCCTCCTCTTCGAATCCAATCAAATGCTTATACGGAATCCAGCTATACTGATTTGCGTTGATTGTATGATCGTTTCTGTCTTCCGGTTCGTCCTTATCTTCCTTCCAGCTGTACTTTTCCATCTCGGCCAGGTGGTTCTCACACTCATCGACTACCAGATAGCAGTCCTGTTGTATCCAGCCTAACTGAAGCTTGATGCGGTCGATGATTCCGAATTTCTTATAGGCATCCCAGAAATTGTAAAGGCAGCCATGCAGGCGCTTATACTTCTTAAGCTCTGTCATGGTTGCCTGGTCAGCATTGTCCACATATACGTCTTTGGCAAATCCCCACTCGCTCCGGCATTGTTCCAGGAAGCCGACTAACTTAACTGCAGTGTCGCTGGGTGCTATCGGGGTTTCCAAGTCTCGGTTGTTATACACCTTTTCTTTTAAGGTGATGAGCCTCCGATCCGTTGTGATGCCTTGGAAGATGAAGGAAATTGTATCTGGGGACTTACTGGAGTAGGCAGTATCCACTCCGCAGGTGAATTTCTTCCATCGGATCCGACCAGCTCTCACTTCTGCCTGCACCCATGCGGATGTCACCACATGCTTCTTCCGGTCGAAATTCGGAAACACTAAACCAGTGGCTTTACCGCGCAGCCCCAGGATCTTATTCTTCCAGATCTTCGTGCCCTTTGGTGTGTTCTGGATGATCCGCTGCTTCTTTTCTTCCGGAAGGCCGGCATTATCGCCAAAAGAAAAGAACCAATGCACCCAGCTGGGCTTTGGTTCTTCCTTTAGTTCGTCTTTAATTTCCTGCGGAGTCTCCGACTCCCACTCTGGAAGCGGTCTGCTGCAGTTAATATATTCTTTGTACACATCCAAGCTTGGATCATCCGGATTCAGAGTCGCCATCAAGTAATCGCACCTCATGGATGCCTCACGTACAAAATCAATATCTGCAGTGTTGATCTCATCAATGTATAGGCATCCATACTGACCACCCAAAGCGTCTTTCCATTTCCGTTTATTCCCGTAGCCTACTACAAAGATGATCTTGTCGCCGCCGGATGTATGGAACAGGATATGCGGCATCTTGTATTCTCCGGATCCGTTGCCCTTATATTCCACTAAGATTCCAAAATCATCCAGGATTCCCAGATCCTTGTTGATGATATTCTTCTCAGCCGCTCCGGTATCATCCGCTGCCAGAATATGCAGCTTCTTCGGTGACTCTGCCACCTTCAACATAAATTTGAACAGCCCTACTGTCGTCTTTCCGGCCGCCGTCGTGCCTTCCAGAAACTCTGCCGGAGCATTACACTGAAGGAATGCCTTGTACTTGTCTGACAGTACCAGACGTTCAGCACTCACTAGCCACCACCTCGCATCTGCTGCAGAATATCGTCCAGCTTAGCCTTCTCATCATCCAGGCCGGAGACCTCTATTCGATCCTTGAACATTCCCAAGTGACGTCCCAGCAACTCCAAAGCTTTCTCTTTGTCATTCAGCTTCAACTCTATTCCGTTCTTGCCTTTTTTTATCCCGGCTATTGCCTTCATCTGCCCTTTCGACAGATCTGCTGTATTTGTCAGGATCACTCTATTATTCACGATCTGAGCGAAGTCCGTAGCATTGGCAAATGCAATGGCAGCCAGTTCCTGCAGCACCATGTCCTGGGTGATTTCTGTCCGTTTCTGCCGATCCTGCATCCGCTTCTCGACATACGCCGCAACCTTAACATTCCTTAACAGTCGTGCCGCCGCAGCTGCTGCAGTCTCATCGCTCTTGACCCGCGGATATGCGACCTTGTAAGCCCGGGTGGCATTCAGGTCAATCAGATATTCATCCGCAAAAATCTTCTGTTTTTCTGTCACTCGTGCTCACCTCTCTTTCTAAAATACGATCCCACCAGCACCATAGGAGACAGTCTGGCGCCGCCTCTCGGATATGATGCTTGCTGGTGCCTTGTGCGCCGCATGAAAATTGACATAACAAAAGCACCTATCTTTCGACAGGTGCCCTCGGGAGAAAATCAATTATGGTCATGAAACCATCGGGACAGAAGGAATCGAACCTTCGACACGCTGGATATAAGCCAGCTGATCTAACCGACTGAGCTACGCCCCAAGGGGAGCCCCGCCGGGACCATCTTCCAGCGGGGTTGAAGTACATTCAGGAGAAGCTTTCGCTACTGTGAAACTCTCACATTCGCCGTCACACGAATGCATGATACCATATTAGCACCTTTCATCGGGACATTGAGGGACATTTTTAATTTTTTCAAAAAATCTTTGTCTCCGTTTCTTCACGTTCTCGTCCGTATACTTCTTTCTGCGATTTGGGAACATCCGATTCATCCGGTACGCTACCTTCGGATCACTCAAACCATCTATAAAATACAATCTGAACATAATCCGCAGTTCTGAACTCTGGATCGTCTCTATGTACTCTTCTGCCTGAGTAGTCAACTCCAAAAGTTCCGTCTCTTTTGCAGCCAGCAACTTCCTGTATCTCTCTCTGGCTTTCTGCTTTCGACAATAGACCGGGTCCGGAATACCAACTATCTTGATCGGACCTATCGTTAAATCCGCCCTGCTTCCTTTTACTGTGTCCGCCACAATCGGCGGATTTTCCAGGAACTTGTCCAGTTCCCGGATGCGTCTTCTAATATCTTTTATCTCTTCCATAACTTCGCAATACTGCAGCAGCACCTGCTTGTCCAACGGTACCACCTCCCTCTATTTTTCTACGCGAACCTTAACTGCCCGCCCGCATCCTCGCCCAGACGATCCGCCCGGCAGTTCGGCAGCCGCTTCGCAACGCATAACTCTTTCAGATTCGCCCGCACCAGTGCCGTCGGTATCGGCGGACACACAGCATTCCCACAGCGTCGCACCTGCTCCGCTCTCGGATAAGGCTTCCCGTCGCAATCCCGGTCGATGATGTAGTCGTCCGGAAATCCCTGGCAGCCGTACAGCTCTTTCGGTTCCAACATCCGCAGTCCGATATCCACAATTTGATATTCAGTACCATATATCGTTACCAGTCCAAAGCGATCCTGTGCTGTGATAGTATCAAGCGGCGCTTTTATGTCCTGCCCAGTACCGGCACCGTAATACTTCGTCAAAAACGCCCGCACCTCTCCAAAATGCCCCGGGGAGGTCGTCACTGTATGTAATGGCTCCCTTATATCTTGTCCGGTACCGCTCTTATAAAATTTACTGATAAACGATGTAACAAGACCGTATCTGTTCGAACCATCTACCGTCATAAGCGGATCTTTCATTCCTTGACCGCGTGTTTCATTTTGCATCGTTTCCGAATGGTACTGAATCAATATCGGCGCAGCCACAAAATTTCGATTTCCGGTTGTTATTGTCGGGAGCGGACTTCTTATATCTTTTCCGACATTATTTTCATTGTTGCACATAATACACGGTGCCAGCGTTGCCTCCACAAGTCGATTGTGATCGACCGTCGTAATAGTATCTATCGGATCGTTTACTCTACTCCCCGCGCCGGAATAGTTCCCACCATATGCTTTGTCAATAATCGGGGCAAGTTTTGGCTCAACGACTCCAAAACCATGCTTTCCCGTAATTGTCGGCATTGGCTGCCGGATATCCCCCGGTTTACGTTCGCCGCCATGATTGCACTGGATCAAGAACGGCTCCGGGTTATCCAGAATGAATTTCTTGATTCCACGGGCAATGCGATCCATTGTCTTCTTCGCCAGCGGACGCACCGCCCGAATTCCGTACTTTTCTTTAATTTCTTCGGTGCTATCGAAGATGCTCGGACACGGGAGTGAAAAATCCAGCTGTGTATACGCCCCCACATAAGGTTTCAGCAAGCCAGCTTTTACCTCCGGGCTGTCTGCCGGTCCGTGGGTACGTCGCGCCCATGCGATCGGCTTGCCATCGCATCGCGCAATCAGAAAGAACCGCTTCCGCATGGTAGGAGCTCCATAATCTGCCGCCACCAGCTCCCGGAACTGCACTTCGTATCCCAAATCAGTAAGCTGCTGGATAAATTTATGAAACGTTTTTCCTTGCTTTGCCTTGATCGGATGCTTCCGACGCCCCAGCGGTCCCCACGTCTTAAACTCTTCGACATTCTCCAACATTATCACGCGCGGACGTACCAGTCCTGCCCAGCGGCAGGCAACCCACGCCAGACCGCGAATAAACTTGTCCTTTGGCTTCCCGCCCTTTGCTTTGCTGAAATGCTTACAATCTGGAGAAAACCACGCCAACGCCACCGGATGCCCGCCACATACTTTGACCGGATCTACCTGCCACACATCCTCGCAGTAATGCTTCGTGTACGGGTGGTTTGCCTTATGCATCTTGATCGCCTCTGGATCATGATTGATCGCGATATCTACACAGTACCCTGTCGCTTCTTCGATGCCGGTGCTTGCCCCACCGCCCCCAGCAAAGTTATCTACTATCAATTCTCCGTTAATCATCGACCTCATTCTCCTCTGGCATTATCAAGCTCTTCGCAAATTTCCTCATAATACCTCTTTTCATCCGCAAAATGATCGTACACCATTTCCTCTACCATCATTTTGACATCATGTTCACACACTTCCTTGCCGGTCAGCAAGTCCCAGTATGTATCGAGCACATTCGATGTTGTAAACCAATCTCCCTCTGAATCTCTAAACAACGCCACTATGGCTTCGGGATCCTCTCCATGATGCCCGAACACAAGCGCGTGAACCACTGCGCCAGATGGTCCTTTGTTCTCTATCCACTTTTTCATAGTATCCTCCAAATTTTAAGTTTGCTCTGGAGAAAGCCCCGTTTCTTCGTAGGCATATAATCTCTTTTGCAATTCATGCATTTCATTAATCATAACTTTCCAGTTTCTTTATTTAACCACTTAACCCTCTTCATCTGCTATGTACTCCTCGCACGCATCCTCATCGCCCGCCGGATGCCAGTCGCAAAACTCGTCATACCAGCAGTTCCAGCACGCTCTATTGCAATTTTCACTCATGATTCATCCCCTCTTTCTGAATTTTTATCTTCCACTCCTTAACATACAAAACAGCAATTCAACCATCGACCGTTTCCGGCGACCTCCAAAACATTTGATGGCAATCGCCAGCTTCCATTTGTCCAGATTTCCATCCAGCGGTGTCGGATTCTGAAATTCATCTTCGAGCATTCTCGTTTTTGGAATAGCCACTATGATTCCGTACTCTGTCGACGATCCTGGATTGGTACTGCGAATATGTTCGTCAAGTGCCCCGCTTAGATAATCCTCTTTAATATCTTTATAGCACTGCATCGTGGTTACTATGTAATTCTTCTCTCCGATGAAATTCAATCCATTTCCGCTGAACACATCTTCCCGGCAACTCTTGATTTCATAACAAGTAAAGATTCCTTTTTCGATATCCGATATATTGCACTGCCCCGCTGGCTGGAATAACATATAATCGATCCGGCGATGTGTCCGCGCTGATCCCGGATCGATGCTGACCTCTTTCGCCCAATGTTTTCCCAGTCCCCTTAAATACTGCCTCTCCAGCAACTCGCCAAGAAATTTCGTCGTTTCTGTTCTATTCATCTAAAACCTCTCCGATATGTTTTTTAAAATTGCGCCGCATGCCATGTCCCAGCCTTTTCCGAAATCATCCACTGCATCACAACCGCCGATTTCCTTGATGATTTCCAGCACCTCTCTTTTGGGGATGGGTTCGTTTTTCAGAAGCTCCATAACCCGATCGTTTTCCTCTTTTGTACCGCAACGGATAATGATGTCGTAAGTCTCATCATGAGCACTCCACGTTCCATCGTTATTTGACATCAATACCATTTCATTACCTCCCCAGTCCATGTTTTAGAGCGCACATTGTACATACTGCTATCGCCCTTACCTGCTCCTGTTCCGGTCTATACCAGCACGCCGCCCCGCATTCCGGGCACTTAACTATCTTCCAGCCTTTGCGCCCATTTGGCACGTTTGCCACTAGCGGCATCATAAGATAACCGCCGACTTCGTCCGGTTTTCTTGGTGTGATCTTTATCTTCATCATTCCTTCCACCTTCCCAGCCTCTAACATCTTCTGCAGGGCGTTGCGGGTGTATGTCGGCTCTTCGTCAATCAGCTCCGCAATCTCGCTCACGCGCTTCTTTCTCCCATCAAGGAGCGCCTGCCAGATAAGCTCCTGGCGTTCTTTCATGCTTTTCATCGTCCATCGCTCCTTTCAACCTGTCTAAAACATTCTTAACTGTCCCGACGGCTCAAAATTCATCCAGAGACATTCTTCCCGCTGCTTATTCGCCCGGCAGTATTCCATTTTTGTTTCCAGATGCCAGCCCCGAAGCATATCTCGATATATCTCATTGTCATAGCCGCTTATCAACACCGATCCTTTGTGCTGCAAAAGCGCCTGCAGCAATCGCTCATGATCCGCATCACTCATCTCATGCTTATACTGCTTTCCCGTCCTGCTGCTAAGAACATACGGAGGATCGCAATAAATCAACACGTTTGGGTGATTGTAGCCCTGGATCAGTGTAACCGCATCCATACACTCTATCTGTACACCCCGCAGCCGGTCTGCCGCCTGCATGACTGTGTCTGGCAGTCGGCACCACTCTAGGGCAGCATATGCCCTTTCTCTCCCGCAGACATCCCTTTTCCATCCTGGGAGGCGTTCCGACGTGCGAAAACCATATCCCTGATTTTCTCGAACGCAAAATTTCACAGCACGCTCATAAGGATCTTCTGTCACAACCTCTGCCTCATACACTTTTCTTGCATATGGAGTGTTATAAATTATCCAAGCAAGACGTTCTGGGTCCTTCCGAATACACTCGAACAGGTTGATAACCTCCCCATCCAGATCGTTGACCGTCTCGATAAGACTTCGGGGCTTCTTAAATAGGACAGCTCCAGAACCTAAGAACGGCTCTAAGTAGCTACGGTGCTCCGGGAATTGACCGATGATCCAGTCCGCCAGACGCGCCTTACTGCCCGGGTATCGAATTACCTGACGCATCCTCTGTCGCTCCTTTCACCCCCGAACCTTGATTCGCGGCGCTTCCAGCCTCGCCCTGTGCCGCTGCACCCACCATCCCCCACACCATCGCATCGTAGTCGTAACCATGTTCTTCCAGGTTGTGGAAGCGGTTCTTCTTGGCGACTTCGGCGGCCCCATCCTGCCTCTGCGGATTCTTTTCTCTCCTGTCCCAATTTCTAACCGCTGCTTTCCAGTCCTTCATGCGATTCTTACCGACCATCCAGCCGTTACTGGTGTAAAAGTCAATAAAGCGTGCTGCATCCACGTTCGTGTAACCCATTTCCCGGCAATATTCACTCACATTCTCCAGGGTGGGAGGCGCGAAGCGCTTTTCTTTAACACCATCTATGGTGTTTTCTTTTAAATCATTATCATACTCATTATCAGCTTTTTTTGCTTTTTCAGAAAAGCATTTGCTTTTTTTGCTTTCCTCCGAAACCATTTGCTTTTTATCAGAAGCATTTGTTTTCGGTCTTCCGCCTTTCTTTCCTGCTTCCGATCTGGCTGCACACGCTTCTTTGTAGCGCTGGCCGTCTGTATCCAGCTGCTGTTTGATAAGCTCAAACACAAACGCCAGTGCCGGATCCTCCGGAACAGCATCCGGGTCTTTCTGATAGGCGTAGATCGCTTTAATGAGTTCGCCCGCCTGCTCGTTGCTCATCTTTTCAATGGCAGCGCCCCAGCTCTCATACATGACAAAAGATTTCTTATCACTCATCCAAGCCCATCTCCTTCCCCGCCTGCCAGTCCCGGTAATAGCAGATCCATGTGTCCAGCAGCAGGGTAATGATTCCGCCGCGGATCTGCGCTTTCAATTCGTCGAAAATATCATCCGAATACATCCGCTGGAAGTTCTGCAGGTACATGGACACCCGCCACGGCTCATAGTTGCGCCGGTGCATTACCACCGGAATCTCGCCCGCTCTGGCGTCCCTGAAGGACTGCTGCAGCGCTTTCCGAAGTCTCAGGTCTTCCACTCGTTTTACTTCGATATGTACATCCGGCAGCCCAATCACGTCCGCATCGCCGGAAGTCCCACAATACTGCTGACCTCGGCGGCAGTTATATCCATAGTCCCGCAGGATGCCCGCAAGTTCACGCTCGCCGCGCTTTCCTTTCTCTCTCTGCATCTTTCCCATCCCCATCCTGTCCTCCGTCCCTGAACATACTAATCTGTCCGTATATCCCTTTTGGCTCTTTTCGCCTCTCGTTTAAAAATAGCTCTGCGCCTCTTAACGATGCCATAATTTCATTAATTCTGTGTTGCTGACGACGCTTCCAACGCTTTACATCCGCAAAACCCGCATCCGTTTTTTCTGGTAAATAATACCCTTTACCATCGTCACGGGTCAAAATCGTATATTTCTCGCGTAATTTTTTAATTCTATCCCGCAGCGCTCTGTCACTGCATCCAAGAGCTTCGCAAAGTTCTCTGCGGGTTCGTGCGTTTTTATGACCTACCCTCAGCGCATTGTATACGGCGCTGGTAAAGATTTCCATTTCTGTCAATTTCTTGTCCGACAAATCTCTTCCTCCTTCCGGAGCGGGAGGGTCGGTCTCCCTCCCGATAAACCAATGGCATCCTAAAGGTTGGTAATATATAACACGGTAAGGCGTGCCAGGATGCTGTCTACGGGTTGCTATGTACAAGCCCTGCGGCTGTTGTACCGTTATAAATAACTCTTGCCAAACTCGGCAATAAACTGCTGTCTGCTGCCGATGTGAGCCTCATAATACTCCTGTGCCTGACGTTTCAGACTCTCATCGAACTCTTGGTTCATATGGACACTGTACGGCGTCATGTTATGCCAGTCCGGGCGGAGCGGAACGATAAAGCCATATGCCTCCGATCTGCTCCGGTTGGCTCCATTAAATACATGATGGATTGCCACCTCCTGGCTGCCGGTAATGATACAATGTTTTAAATCATCCGTCAGTACGCTGTACAGTTTCTTTCTTCCTGTGGTTTTCTTCATACTCTGCCATCATCCGAGCCAACTCCTCCGGCGGCAGGGTTTCAATCCCCTGCTCCTTGCATTCCGTTACCAGCCCGCTTATCAACTCGCTCATTTCCTTTGTATCGTAGGTACTGGATCCAGCAAGCACCGTATATGTACGGTATGCTTTCCCATCCTTGCCCTGCTTAACCTGCGAAGTTGGACGGATGTGGAAGGTTTCCGCCTCCAGCGCCGTCTCTTCCGCTTCGGTCGTGTCCGGCACAACCAAATACGCCATCTGACCGGCAATCATGAGATTCTGACCGTACCTCCGAAGCATGAGATTGTGCGCCCGCGGCTTGGATATGCCCGCCACCTCTGCCAGACGCGAGAGAAGCACCCAGTAATACGCATTCGCGTCCAGGCTCCGCTTTTCCCGCCATTGCTTTGCAATGATCCGCAGGGGCTTGTCCTTAATCTTGTCAATCGACGATGACACATCCGATTCCAGCTCAAACGTCAACCGCATCCGACCAGTTTTCCAGTCCATCGACACATCCTTTAAAGTTCCTTTGCTCTCCATAGGCTAATTGAACGGAAGACCGCTCGTTTCATCCTCCGGCGGCACCGTGGCTGGATCTACTTTTCCTTTGGATTTATCTGGCGTCTTCTTAAACGCCTCCATCGCACTTTGGAAACGCTCCACAGTCAGGTGTTCCAACGAATCTACACCGATTGCTTTCAAAATACATTTCGGACTCTTTCCGATTCTGTCGCACTCTTTCAGAAATACATTCCTCATCGCTTCGCTTGCCAGCTCCGGGGCTTTCTCGGAAGCCGGCGGCGTCTCTGCATCCGGATCCTTCATTTCCTCGGTCGGGATGCAGAACACCTGGAAACAGGCATATTTGAACGCAACCGACATTGCTTTATTGGTTGCTTTATCGCCGCTGTCCATCCCTTCACCAACTACCACCGCCTCGATGTGGCTGCCGTCCTCTGCGTAGAACGTATATTTCATACGGCAGACCGAATATAAAAGCATCCCACCCTTTGCAGTCCTGCGTTCCTCCCGCGTCTGATCCATAACCTCCGGGACAACGAACAGGCGATGCTTAATAAATGCCGGATTCAGCGCATTCATGACCGTGTCAATGCCGCGATATTTGAATCCCTGCTGCTTATTTAATGAATCTTTCCCGATCGCTCCCACATCCTCCATGACGGCCGCTATCGTCTGAAAGATATTCTTTTTCGTCTCTCCCACGTCTCTGCCACCTACCTAATAATCATGTTGCTACGGGTTACAATCGATACTCCAGGAATCTCAGCGCCATTGTCCAGCGCCTCTTTCAGCGCTGTCTTGTTCAGCTCTGGATCCTTGCGGCGGATGAACTCTTCCGGAAGTACATTGATATCCCCAACGTATTCAATCGCCTTGCTGGCACGGTATGATACCGCCACCTTACTTGTCTTGAACTTCTCGCCATCCAACGCCCGCTTGACATACTCCCGAAGAGATTCAGCCTTTCTCTCCGCTTCCTTCCGCCGCGCTTCAAGCACCTGCTGTTCATTTTTGAGCTGCTCCGCATCGCTTTTCAGGTCCTTGATCCAGAGCAGGACATTCTCGATCTTCTCGTCTCTGGCTTCCTGCAGCGCATCCAGCGCCGCATAAGCCTCCTCATTTACAATCTCCCCCGTCTCTTCATCGACCGCCGCCTCAAACGCTTCCATGATACGGGCATCAATCTCATACAAATTCATAAGCTACCTCCGGTTCATTTGCTCTATTTTCATTTCTCTGATTTCTATGGTTGATCCGGTTCTTCATATCTTTCCGGCACTCCTCACAAGCCAAACCGCCGTCTTCCAGATATGCGCCGCAGCAGTCACATCTTTCCAGCATCCTGTAACTCCTTTTTCTTGTTCGCAAGCTCTTCTAAAAGTCTATCCGTACTACAACCAATATAATTAGTACTGAATGTCCAATATTCATAGCAACCAGGGTACCACCCATCGGGATATACACGAATATCCAAGCAACCACTAATGTGTCCATTAAACGTAAAGAACGCCGTAGGCTTGTTTCCTGTAACACTCTGTTCTCTTACATGCGTGGTATTGATCTCCAACACCATCTCCAGTGCCTCATGAATCTTCTTCCGGCGCATCTTCTCAATTTTCTTTGCCAGTCTCTTCTTCATCAGAATCCTCCTCCCGTGCTACTTCCGCAGTTGCAAGAAATGCTATATAGAAATCTGCATACGCTTTCGCCAGATCTTCGCCGGAAAAACGCTTTTTCAGAAGCGCCGCCGCCATTACTGCCAGGGTTCTCGGAAGAAGTGAATATTTAACATCACCGATGATAAACACCCCTGAATCTCTGGTTGCATCATACTGGATCGTGGCACCAAGGATCATGTCCCCCTCCAGCTCCATTGGCTCCCTTTTACCTTTAATTGTTGCTTTTACCATTGCATTCTCCCGAATCTCTTGATATAATCAAGTTGTTAATATTTTTATTGATTTGACCGTTCAGCTCTGCCAAGCTGGCGGTCTTTTTCTTTGGTTTCCCATAACCGGCGTACCGGCTGGCATTCAGCAGTGCACCGGCTCTGTTCGTTCCGTTGGTTCTTCTACTCATGAGCTTCTAACCACTCCTTCCCTTTGCAGATAACTCCGAGCAACTTTGCAATGTCTTCACCCTTATAGGCTTCCTCTTCTACTTCGAGATATCCGATGAGATAATGCACACACGCTTTGACACGTAATGCATCATCCCTGTAATCATCCTTTGGTTCGAGGATTTCACTAGGCATTCCCTCAACGATTCTTCTAATTTCTTCTGCCATCTTCTCCATCTCCTAATGCAGTACCAAGAGCGCCCCGGTCGCGATCCCCGCAACCGCCGACATCACTACCGCTACCTCTGCCAGCAGATGCAAATGCTTGTCCTTCTGTCTCAGCTCCGCTTCCAGTGTCTCGATCATCTGGTTGCGCTGGCTCCGAAGGTTCATACACTCGATATTTCTTTCCTCTCTCATCACGCTTCCTCACTTTCTTCTTATAATCTTTGCACGGGTATTCCCGATCGGATTCCATACACCGCCAGCAACTCCGGCAGGTACTGCACGACTTTCTCATGAGCCAAAAACCTGCTCCGCCATGCCCACAGCTTTTTTCGGCTTCGGCACCTGTCTGCATTTCAAAGTTTGCGAATTATCCGCATCCATGAACTGGCTCATCGGGATGCGGGGATCCCCCAGTTTCCGGGTTGCCTGGATCTCCCCGTTTCGAATCTTCCGATGCACATTCTGAACACTGCAATGCATAATTTCAGCAAGCTCCTTAACGCTTACAAAACGGGTCAGTCCGCCTTTCTCCAGCCGTTCAAGCTGAAGCATAAGCATCTTGTTCTGTTCTTCTAATTGCGATACACGTTCTTCCAAATACATTCGATTGCCTCCTTTTCTGTGTTGTTTTCTCCTCCGCAAAAAAGCCATTGCAGTCAGCATTATTACTTTGGCATCCCGAATCAATCCGGTTCTATCGGCAAATCATCCGTCACACGCTTTTTGAACTTCTTCTGAATTTCCGCCTTTGATACCGGAACTCCTACAAGTTGTACAAAATGTCTCTCTCGCCCGTTATTGTATGCAATATGGCACTCCTTGAATTTTCTGTCATATATCATGAATGCCATCCGCTTACTGGTAGCTCTCTGGTAAAGTTTAAGACATGGACTGGAGTCCGACCAAACCAGATAAAGGCATTCTTTTCCGCCGCCCTCCAACTCCGCATCCAGAAGCCAGTCCACTGATCTGTTTAAGACCTTTGACAGCTTTTCCAAATCATCCAAATCGATCCGGATCTTTACATTTTCAATTCCCACCAGCCGATGGGGTTTGATTCCTGACTGCTCTGCCAGCTTCTTCTGGGTCCATCCCATTTCTGCTCTGGCTTTGACAATGTTATTTGCAATGTCGCAATAAAAATCAAAGCCAATACGTTCCAGAATCTCGTTCTCAATAAAACGCATCCCTCTCACCTCCCTACTCCAACAGCTCCTCGATCGCTACGCCGAGATAATCCGCCACCTTCTGAACCTTGCGGATGCCGGGTTCACTCTCGTTCCACTTAGAAATACACCCGTTAGAAAAACCAACCGCTTTCTCCAGTGCAGAAACAGACACGCCTTTTTCTCTGCACGCCTGTTTTACGTTGTCATACAGCACCATTACCACCTCCATTTCAGAAAACTATGTCAGAAAACTTTCTATTTATATATTGACTTTTTACTGAAAATATTCTAATATGGAATTGTCAGTTCAATAGAATAATTTCAGTAATTTCCATTTGTATATTTTAGAAAGTTTTCTGTGGCACACTTCTTATTATACCGAAACTTTTCTATTTGTCAAGTGGTTTTACAGAATATTTTCTGTAATTAAGGAGGGATATTTTTTGACAACATTTGAACGAATAGAAAAGCTGAGAAAAGAAGCTGGACTATCACAGGGAAAACTTGAAAAGGAGCTTGGTTTTTCGAATGGTAGCATATCAAAATGGAAAAACAGCACCCCAACCTATGAACGTTTACAGAAAGTAGCCAACTACTTTAATGTATCTGTTGAATACCTTGCATCAGGCGAATTACCGGAGAATGCACCAACATTAACCCCTCGCGACGAAAAGGACATTGAGAAGATTCTGAATAATACCCGTGATCAGCTACTCTCCCAGGAGGGCTTAATGTTCGACGGTGATCCCGCCAGTCCCGAAGCAATCGAGTCGATTCTATCCGCAATGCAAATCGGTATGGAAATGGCGAAAAAGAAAAATAAAGAGAAGTACACTCCTAAAAAATATAAGAAGGAATAGCTTATGGATATTAAGAAAAGGGTCAACACGCTGGTGCGTAAGCATCAGACCAGGAATCCTTTTGATATCATCCGCGGTCTGAATGCCATTGTAGTATTCGCCCCCTTAAGTGGAGTCCGTGGATTTTACCAATATTTTCAGCGAAATAATATCATTTACATAGATGAATCTCTTCCAGAACACGAAAAAACATTTGTTTGCGCCCACGAACTCGGGCATATGCTGCTCCATAAAAAAGCCAATGCATTGTTTATGGATAGCAGAACCCACCTAAACACCCATCGTTACGAGGTGGAGGCAGATACGTTTGCTATGGATCTCTTAATCGATGATGATATGATCGCTGAATATGAACCATACACCGCAGATCAGATATCCCACTTACTGGGATATCGTAAAGACTTAGTCAAATTGCGTTTCCAGCAAAAATAACAAAAGGAGAAAACTATGGGATTATTTGATACTTTTAAAGGGAATCAATATAAGGCTGAACTTGAAAAGTCTCAAGCTGAATGTGAACGGTTAAAAAGTTTATTCACACCCGAAATGCAGCAGGCTGATGCCTTGCAAAGGAAAATTGAAGAACTCCAAAACGAAATTTCCACAAAAGAAAATGAAATTGCTTCGCTTTCTTCTGATATATCCAAGAAAAACAATGAAATCAATTCGCTGAATGATACAATACATAAAAAACATTCCGAAATATCATGGATGGACGATGAAATCATTGTACAGGAGTTTGGACTGTACCAGCCGCATTATGATTTTGCCAGTGCTTTAGACTATAAGGAAGAATTAGCAAAAATACGCGCTAAACAAAAAGAATTAATAAAGAATAAGAATGCGGTTTCCGGAAGTACCGAATGGACTGTAAATGGTAGCGTCTCTAAAGGCAAGAAAATGGTCTCTGATACTCAGAAATTGCTCATGCGAGCTTTTAATAGCGAATGTGATGATTTAATATCCCGTGTTAAATACACCAATTTTGACGCAACATTAGATCGTATCTATAAATCGGCTGAGGCTATTTCAAAACTAGGAACCATTATGAGTATTTCCATAACTCAACCCTATTTAGATGCCAAAGTTAAAGAACTCCGTTTAGCTTTCGAATATCAGCAGAAAAAACAACAGGAAAAAGAAGAACTAAAAGCTGCCCGCGCAGAACAACGCGAACAGGCTCGTATCCAAAAGGAAATTGAAGAACAGCGAAAAAGAATCGAAAAAGAGCAAACACATTACCAAACTGCTTATGAGCATTTACAGTTGCAGCTCCAGCAAAAACCTGACGATGCGGATCTCTTAGAGAAGAAAGCGCAGCTTGAGTCTCATATCAAAGATATAGAAAAAGCCATTGCAGATATTGATTACCGTCAGGCGAATATGAAAGCTGGTTACGTTTACGTAATTTCAAATATTGGTTCTTTCGGTCCTAATGTTTATAAAATTGGAATGACCCGAAGATTAGACCCTCAAGACCGCGTGGATGAACTTGGCGATGCTTCTGTTCCGTTTAATTTTGATGTACACGCAATGATTTTTTCTGATGATGCTCCTGCTCTGGAAGCTGCTTTGCACAGGGCATTTGAAGATCGTAAGATAAATATGGTAAATACACGCCGAGAATTTTTCAATGTAACCCTGGATGAAATCAAAGAAGTAGTTAAGAAAAACTTTGATAAAACAGTAGAATTTATAGACGTTCCAGACGCCGAACAATTCCGCATTAGCCAGCGAATGCATTCTGAAGAAAATGCTCATTAAAGCATAAAGTGGTCGATTTCGACCCCTTTAAATAGCAAAACCGCCCGGTATTGGCGTACCGAACGGCTTCACATAGATTTTCTCTTGCGGATTGCTCCAGAAGATATAAATCAAATTCGACACTTGAATTATATCATTCTCCAAGCGTCCTGGCAAGGGGCGCTATTTTTATACTCATTTTTAGGATTAATAGAAAGGATAATGATATGAGCATACAGAAAAACGTTTATACCTCTAAGAAAACAGGTAAATCCAAAGTACAATACTATGCATCCGTCTGGTACGCAGAAGAAAAACGCAGTATCATCGGTCCGATGCGGAGCACCGAAAAACAAGCCAAGCAAGACCACACCGACATTGAACGAGAGATTGAACGCGGACGTGCCAAAGCGAGACCGAAGCTCCGCGCGACAAAGATAGACCAAATATTTGAAGAGTGGCATAAAGCAACCAAGCCGCCAGTCTACGCGAATAATACTTGGCAAGTATATGGCCGTTTCTATAGAGACTACATAAAGCCTGTATTCGGAGAGCGCGGCATTTCAGATATCTCATCTCTCCACCTACAAAAGTACATGAATCTCATGAAAGAAAAATACAGCCCCGAAACGGTAAACAAGTGTTTCAATATTCTGGTTGATATCTTCAATTTTGCAAAAGACGTTTTGAAATGTCGACCAGATAATCCTACTGATGGCATCAAACGATGCAAAGTAACGACAAAATCAAAAACTTTCTGGACAGACGAGCAATTTTCGTATTTTCTATCGCTTCCGGAAGTCCAGAGCAGCCACTATTATCCTATGCTGTGCCTATCCGCAGTACTCGGGGCACGGCCGGGCGAGGTGTGCGGTCTCCGGGAAGAATGTTTATCCACCGAACCGTGCTATCTTATCAACTTTGACCGGGGATATGATAACTACGCGTTCGAAACAGACCTGAAGAATAAAAAGTCTCATCGTACCCCGCCTATACCGCAGTACCTGTATGATCTGCTTCATCAGCGCCAGAGCTGGAAGCGGGAGCTGCATCTGCAGCATCCGGAATGGGGCGATAACGATTATCTCTTTGTATCACAGAATGGAAACCCAATTAAGCCCCGCCAGTATTCAGTTGGATTCAAAAGACTCCTGACAGCACACAATAGGAGAATGCAGAGTTATAAAGAAAAGCACCAGAAACTCCCGCATGGCGAACAAGAGCTGCCTTACATTACCCTTTACGGCTTCCGGACTTCCTTTGCAACCAATAATATGCGCAAGAAGCCAAATGCAGCACTGATCTCCTCCATTATGGGGAACAGCCCGAAAACACTTCTGCAATTTTACACGCAGTCCGACATCGATATGCAGACTGAAATTATAAGTAACTATGTTAAACCAATACAGGGAAATTCAGATACCCAGACACGGGCTGATAATGCGAAAACTTCAAGTAAAAACTTCAAGTAATTTCAGTTATGTAAATCAAAAGCGGATCCCGAAAACCTCGGAACCCGCATAAATCCTAGAAATAAAAAAGAGCGCGAGACGGGACTCGAACCCGCGGCCTCGACCTTGGCAAGGTCGCG